GATTAGCCGCACTTGCTCCAAATTGATTTGCTTGGTTTTGAGCCGCTTGATTTGTGAGTGCCATTTGATTAGCCGCACTTGAACCAAATTGTGCCGCTTGGTTTTGCGCCGCCATATTTGCCGCCGCCGCTTGATTTGCGGCTGTTGCTCCGAATTGACCAGCCTGATTTAGTGCCGCTTGATTTGCTAAGTTTGACTGCTGACCAAATCCAGCAGTAGTTGTGCCAGCCGCTAAATTCGCCTGCTGGTTAGCCAATGCCGCTTGTTGGGCTGTTCCTATGTCCTGCATAGCCATCTGCTGTGCTTGCGTGTATCCAGCTTGTCTGAGGCCAGATGCAGTTCTTGCCGCCTGATCAGCGAATGCGCGATTTGTTTCAGCTTCGGCAATACCCTGACGAGATCCGCCAAACGCATTCGCAGATGTCGCCTGAGCGCCTAATTGGTTTTGCGCCATTAATCTTGATCGCTCAATGTCTTGTAGTGACTGATTTACAACTTGGCTTTCAAATGGATTTGTGTATGCGCCTAGATTAGTATTTGCTAATTGACCAGCTTGCACGTTTTGAGCTGTGACTGTCGGAGATTGTCCGATAGTGGACGCCCCGTAATTTGCGCTAGTCATTGCGCTTGGATTGTATCCAGTGGCTGATGCGTTTGCCGCATTATACCCAGTAGACTGAGAAATAGAAGGATTGTATCCAGTGGCTGATGCGTTTGCCGCATTGTATGCAGTTGGCCTAATTGCCGCTGGTGCAAAATTCATTGCCTGCTGAGTGCCTTGCATCGCCTGTTGTAATCCGCCAGCCGCCGCTTGATTTACGTTAAAGCCGCCTTGCGGTCTGATCTGTCCACCACCAGCCATATTATATATCCTTCTTTACTAAGCCAATTACAAAGAATTGCGCTGTCCTTGCCGCAAAATGTATTGCGCCTTTTACTGTGCGTTTCTTACCATTAGCAAATGCGATGTAATCTTTAAACTCGCCGTAATGCTCGCGAGCCTTGCCTTGTTCAATTTTCTTTTGACCTAAATATCTGTAGCCACGCCTAATAGCCTCACCCCACCACTTGCCATGCAGTACATTCACACACCAAACAATTGCTTCGCGCTTATCTTTGGTAGAGAAGCCCCCAGAATTTACAGCGTGAGTTGCGATAACGCATGACCCACGATCTGGATCATTTGCTTTGTCATTTTGTGATTTTGCGCTTTCGTTTTGTATTCTCATATCAGCAGGAGCGTTAGCGCTTAATGTGGGCAAACCAGTGCTTTTGGAAGTCCAATTTCCTGTCGTGCTATTCCAGTATTGATCTCCAGCCCCATCTTTGACTGATTGTGGAATTGCTGTTCTTTCATTTCCAAATCTATCGTAGTTCATATTGCGGCCTAAGCCACTCTCGTTAAAGTCGCCATATCCCTCTCCCAACTTGCGTCCACCCGAAACTCCAGATGCAAAAACTTGATCACTTATAACGTCCTGAGTATCATACGGCTCATACTTACCAGTTCCAAATACCTTGCTAATAAAACTGTCGTCTTGTCCAGGATTTTGCTGTATGTAAGCAATCTCTTCGGGTGTTTTAGCGCTCCCAGCAACCATAGAATTAAAAGCTCCGCTAAATGGCACAAATGGCGGCAACCTTCTGCCATAGGAAAGTGCCTTTTCCTCATATTCAGCCGCAGTAGGTGCTACAAAACCTTGTCCACCAATACCATCTTCATTATCATTTTTACCCATTCCAGCTAAATCTCCAGTAACAGGCGTAGGGATCTGAGGCGTACCAAGTATTGGGTCTACATATCCAGAATTTATTCCATAATCTCCAGCGCTTGGCATTCCAGATGTATTCATTGTTGTGCTAGATACCTCTGGCTGTGTGTAATATGAGCTATTAGCGCCATAATCTGTAGTATTAACTGCTGGTTGTGCATCCATACTTAAAGGCATTACAGATCCACCAGCACGTCCTTGAAATTGTGCATATGGATCAAATCCAGCATTAGGATTTACAAAAAAGCTATCAATTAAATTAGCTTGAGCTGGCCTTAAATATCTCAATGTGTCAACACTATCTTGGAACATTGGAGCTGATGAATAACCTGTTACACCATCTGCATAAACTGTAGGCGCACCCATGTTGCCCATAATATCTGTCTGACTTGTTGGTGTAGCCATACCAAATGCATTTGCAGTGTCAGCCGTATTTTGGAATGCCGCCTGTTGCATTGGGTTGAAAGCCGCAACATCTGCGCCGTAATATGGTGTGTATCCAACACGAGATATTGCGTCTGCCTTTGCTAAATTAGCTTTTGCCGCATTTTCTATGTATTCTGGTACTTTTACTTCTGATGTGGTTGAACCACCCTTGCCGCCTGACATTATGTTAGCTCCTTAATATACGACGAATGAAGCTGATCCCAGCCATGATCCGATAGTGGTTTTTTCCATCCAGCTCGACCCGTCATCGTCAGGGCTGAACACCCTTGAGCTTTTGCCCAATTAATTACGTCAGTGTGCATATCCATTATTTGATCCAACTCGCCGCCACCAAGAAAAATATTTAAATGTTTCAAATTAGGATATAACACAATTTCTGACACGATGCACCCCCTCTGAGAAGGCCAAAGTTGCATTGTGCCTGCCTTAATGCCTTCAACTACATGGATAAAATCGTGAGTGCCGCCAGAATACTCTAATGCGGCTTCGATCCATTCCCTGCAATTTTCGATTAATTCATCAATTACCATGAACCACCTGTCAATGTTACGCGCTTCCAAATGTGAGCTGACCCATCGTGAGCCGCAGTGCATACATAAATATATGATGCATCCCAAGATATTAATCCAGCCTTATCGCCAGCTACACCCACACTAGATGCAGGGATTGCATTCTTTAATATAATTTCACGAAAAGCGCCTGATCTACTTATAATTGGGTATAGGTTTACCCTGTCCCACATAAGAGTTGCATCGTCAGATGCGTTTTCTTCGCCGTTCTGTTGAACCAATGCGGATCGAGTTTGTGATAAGTGCTGAACAAGCCTTCGACCCCACGTCCGCCAATCGTTGCCAATAACGTCTGGGGCTTTTTGTGGCTGTTCGCTCATCTCGCCCCACCAGCCGTAACATTAAGTCTATTTATACCAACACGCCAATCACCTAATGAATTTGCGTCTATTCTTAATTTAACTTGCCTGCCCGTAAATCGCAGAGATGTTGGATTAGACATTGAAAATGCGCCATAGGAGCGTTCAGTTCCATTTGGATAGAACCTTGTCTTGAATGTGACTGTCACGTCGCCCTGCGTCTTTTCATCTGGGATCATTTCTGTTACTGACATTACGCTCTCGCCAGTGCCTAGCGCAATTGAACCGCTTTCAGCAAATGGTGTAAGTGAGCCATAATCAAATCCGATTTCATGCTCGTATAACTTGTTGTTTTCTGCGCTTGCCCATATTGGTTGTCGATATGTACCCATATCATAACCAGCAGTTCTGCCTAGTTCGCCAATATACCAAGTATTCTCAACATAATTATAAACGCAATATCTGTCATTTTCTACAGATGATCCAGATGGATAGAACCAGAATATCTCGCCGTATGTGCTGTTAGTCACTGCAAAAGTTTTTGATATTTGCGCTCGGTTTATATCTGAAAAGACATAATCTGATATTTCGCTTTCAATTTGCTGTACTGCGCCGCCTGCGTATGCATAGAATGAGTGATTACCCATCCAGAATGCACCTTTATCAACTGATGCTATGGCTTTGTTTGCAATTAATCCGCAACTAGCTCCAACACGCTCGATGCCATAAACATATGGCGCTCCAATGTAATTGGCTACATGGGCGTCCATGCTTGTTAATATTAAAGTTTGGCCTTGCACTCGTATGCCAGCCATAATTCTGCCGCTTGTGTTTAGCTCTAAATCACCAGCTTCATTTGTTGCGGCTGGCGTCCATGTGGAGCTATCTTCCCTGTCACACCATTGCACCTTACGTTGATTTCCGCCAGCGCCTAATGCGAACAAAAATCGCTCCTCAGTCACAACGATGCTTTCATTGCTTGTCGGTGCATTTGCTAACACTGCGGCTGGTGTAGAGTTATTTATTTGCCACTCGTAAATTTTTCCATCATCTTCATTGCACGCAACAAGGTATTCACCCCAAGTATCTAGTGACCAAGTTGTTGCAGGCTGTATTCGCGCTGTATCTGGGCGAGCTACGCCGTAGGCATATTGACCAAAATAACTACCGCCATATCCTGTAAATGCCTCGGCGTCTTCACGGCCACTAACTAACCCTGTTGGCGTTATGTCGTGGCGAACACCCTGAGATGTCCAAGTATAAAGTTTATTATATGTTCCGCCAGCTATAAACCTGTCTTGGTTATTCCCAATCCAAGTAATTAATCCACGAATTTTAGCATTAGCCGCCGTGTCTGATCGAGTGCGCCAACCACCCATTGGACGCATCGTACCATCTACCCATCGGATTAGGTTAGCATCGCGCCATCGACCAGATGATTGCAATTCAGTGCCGTTGCGGTAAATGCCAGCAGGGATGTCTAGTGGTATTAGTGGCATATTTACCTCATTGGTCTAAGTTACTGGGACTATAACATATTTTTACACTTATTAACAATATACCTTTATGTGGGTTGCGTAGGCCAAGTAACTGAATTTGGAAATCCCGATTGCTGTGGTAAGTTTAGCAAATCAATTCTATACTGCGTCCACTCTGCTTGCTTGTCGTTTGTTAATTCACCCCATCGTATAGGGTTTGTAATTAAAGGATCTACATCATTAACGAGTAAAAAATGGCGCTCTTGCCTAATTTTAAATTCTTTATTTTGTTGAATTATTTCTTGGTCTTCAACTATAGTCAAATCACTTATTCTTACTTTATGTGTATATATGTCGTAATTTGTTTCAGAATTTATTATAGCTAATTCATCGCTTCCATTTGTTGAAATGGCATCAGCACTATCACAATTGCTATCAATTTTTCCTGTAGATTTATTATATAGATAATAATACATTTTATTTTTTCCTTAATGTTTTTATTAGGATATTTTAACCCATCTCATGTAAGAATTAGATCTATAGGTGCTTACAGTTAATGACCCACCTGATGCGATTGACACTACACCCGAAACATATTCTGTCTCATTTGAATAACCACTACAAATTGCACCGCTATGTATAGTTCCGTTACTAGAATACGCCGAACCTAACACACCAGTTATCCCCGAACCGCCCATTGTTGCGCTAAAATTATAATTTGG